CCCCTCTAAATGGCACCAGGGGCGGATGCCACCATACTTGATAACACGCATGGCTTGCGTCTCCGCGTCGCGCTCCTTACGCGAAAGCCCTATGCAACCCTACGGTCCAGGTCGCAACCCCCCAGCCGGCCAGTCAACCGACTCCCATGGGTAATTTAAGCTGTCTGGGGACCAACTGAGACAAATTTCCATAGCTTGTCATCGCGAGGATTGACGTCTCTTACATACCACTCATAGTATGTGGCCCAGTCCATATGCAACAGACCTCCAAATAGGTGATCTGGTATGGGGGACAGCTCACTGGTATCCATGAACCAGTCTTCCAAGGCGTACTGGACGCTCAAGCTCACACCAAACAGCGCCTCCACAAGAAGTCGCGTGCTCAAGGTTATGGGCTTTGGGTCAGGTAGAGAAACACATGTGAGGGCATCTATATACACCTCCCTCGCATAACTATCTATGGATCTCTGCCGCTCAACGAAGGCCACCAGCCTCTCCCTTGCTGCGTGACTATCTACAAAATCGGCACACCTTAACACCCAGTAAGCCATGGGTTGCAAAATTGGATGGCCGGGATATTGACTAATGCAGGACAAAGCCTTGCATATAAGCAAATTCCGGTCATATCGGTCAGTCAATACGTAGTGACCCGAGCACCAGCCAAAAGATACAACATACTTAACAGGATCCCTAACTACTATCATTTCATCGGGATCATAAAGCAGCTGACAAAACTGGCCAGCACTCGGCATCGGGACCTGATCTAACTTGATTTCTAAACCCAACTTCTCAAAATCGTCTTCACTCAAAGGTCCCGGACTACAAAATATCGTGTCATCACCCTCCTGCAATATCAACACTTCCTGGCTGTAACGATCATGGACTATAAACCTAGCAATCATATGGGCGCAAAACCCATTGCCAAGCGAAGTACACATGTCACCGGAGAGTCTAGTATACTCCACGGTAACGTCCAAGTAGCGGAACTTGCATTCGTTTTCGCCCCCTATCTGTTCAACCCAAAATAACGAATCAGGATGGTACTGCAACATCCAACGGTACAAAATCATCTCAACTTCCATCAAATGCTCCTCAAAGAGGGCTTCAAATGAGGAATAGTCACTACAGTAAACATACTCCAGTTCCTTGATGACACGTTCGACGTACTCTGGCCATTCTGACCTAGGAACCTTCTTTATGAAGGAAGGATCCTTAAAGACCTCTTTCTCAATGGCCTTAAAGGCCGGGCCGGTCTTGCATTTAAACTCGTCCTGCCTTGAGTTAATTGGTCTAGGGTATTTCCAAGTGGGATAAGTCTCATCCTTAATGAAGGAAGAAGCTCGTTTGGTGTTGCGCACAAAATCGGCATCGCAGGACTGTAAAAACCTGTCATGAGCCTCACGCAGCTCCGCCTTACGCCACTCGGGATAGTTGGTTTTGGTCAACCAAGTCTCGAAACTCAAATCGGCCTCAGGCGGGATCGGCACATAGTTACGCTCCACATAGTCGGCTACGAAACGGTGGAAACGGCTGACCGTCTCCATGTCCGGCGCCGGCGGAGCGTGACAAAAGCGCTTCTCGCACCCACCCCTAACAGAAGGGGGGTCGACGAGGTCGGGTCTTGGAAGGGCATGGTTCAAAACGTGGCAACCGAGAGACTTTGTTACAGGCATCCGAGCCATAGGCTCGTATCCTCGAACTCGCATCTTGATTTTGGCGCTACGTTTTGTCGGGGCTGGAGCCGGCAAGAGGCCGGCTTCCCTCAATTCGGGCACGCGATACCCGAAGCCGACTAAACAGCCGGCAGCGCTAAGCTGACTCATTGTTCCTCCTCGCGGAATACATAGTCCGCGAGGCCAGAACATTGACGTCTGCTATACGCATACGCGATGGTGATCACAACGCTGTTCCAGTGGATCGACTCATAAAAAGCCCTACCCGCCGAAACGTTGACGTGCGTGTTGTTGGCCACCCTCATCTCGACATAACGTCTGAAGGTCTCTGAGTCTCGAGTGACCAACCCAGATATCGGACCCCACATCTGGAGGATGAGCTCTTCGGACGCCCTTCCCCCCGCAATGGGAACCAACGGTCGCCATGATCGGATACCCTCACTACCAGGTCCGACAATGGGTTCATCTTCACGGTATACCGCCCACACAACAAAATAGGCAAAATTACGCACCAAACCGAAGGACATAATCCAACGGCCCAATTCCTCAAAGTGGTGAAAGTACGTATCAGTGACGCCATGAGGTGCTTCAGCCTGTCTGGCAAAGAGTGACTCTTGGTAGACATGGCCGTTTACCAACTCGGACGAGTAGAACAAGTCCAAGTAGTTGGGCGCCAAAGGGTTGGCCGCGAAGTTTGCTGTGCGAGAGCGCCTGTCTATCAAATCAGGATCTTGGCCATGGTTGGACAGGCGCACCTCATAACGATGGATGAGAGTGCGATATTTCTCTTGGACAGCAAAGTAAAGAGGTATGTGGAACAGGCGATCAAGGACCATCGCCCAAAGTATCCACAGCACCACATAAAGCATTCCGAACAGGCATAGGGTTATGAGCCACATGGCCCCAACCAAAGCGTTCGGCAGGTTATTCGGGACTTGTAAAGACAAGACCCAACTCAGTACGCTGGTGGAATCAATGGTTGCACGATAGGCAACTATGAACAGGGTCAACCATGTGATCCAGGACCGCATCTTCATCTTTACATCCACGAACTCGTGGACGCTAAAGCGCAACCCCTGACCAGGTATCAACCTGCCACCACCGCGAGAATCTTGGCACCAAGACTTGATCTTCCCTAGCGCGGACTTCGAAAAGAACCACGCTCTGGGGAGTTCAGTGACACCTCCATTCTGGCGGGCGTAATCCCACATGTCGTCGATGACGTGCTGACAGTCACACGCATCCGGATCGGTGCGTGAGGGCAAAAGCCCTGGATAAACCGCCTGAACTGCTGTCGACAGTAGGATGTTGCATGCACAGAAATCTTCATTCTCAGGCTCTTCGCCCGGGAAATAGAGTTCTGACAGCGAGCAGATTGGCCTAGAAGACCTAGCATCCGTATATTCCGCCTCTTCGGCTTCAAGCATCCGGATGATCTCTTCGTCATTCTGCTTTTTAATGCGCTCTCCAGTGTAAGGGTCGGTCCGGGATTTGACCTTCCCCGCCTTCTGGGACTTCTTTTGCGACGGCGCCTTATCAGCGTCTTTAGAAGAACCGTCGTTTGTTGTAATTGGACTTTCCATAGTGTTTGGAAAAAGGGGTGAGGCGACCTTCAGCCCGCCCCTTCACGCTAGATACTGCCTTAGCGCCAAAACCGGTGCGACCCTAAGCCTCCGGGAGAGTGACATCGTAAGACGTCGGGTC